GGAATTGGTTCAAATTGGCTCAGAATTGGGACTTGATCGCGCTGCGACTTTTCGCGATTTATGTGCTATTTCAACATACGGAGATGATGCCAAAGGTTCCGTTCGGCCGGGTTATGATAATTTTAATCACATTTCTATGGCAGAATTCCTTGCTAAGAATGATATTACTTTTACTATGCCTGACAAAAAGTCTGAACCAGTAGCTTTTATGTCTCGTTTTGAAGCTGATTTTCTAAAACGTAAGGATATGTATAATCCCGACTTAAAACAGTACGTTGGTGCTTTAGATGAGAATAGTATTTTCAAATCACTTCATTCGATTATGAAATCTAAAGTAGTTTCTCCACTCACTGTTAGCGCCATGAATTTGAGTGGTGCAATGCGTGAATTTTTCTTTCATGGTCGTAGAACTTATGAATTCCGCCAGGAACAAATGAAGAAAATAGCCAAGAAAGCTAATTTATCTGTACCAGATTTGGACATCACGTATGATGAACGAGTTGCACAATGGAAAGAAAAATACGTAACTCCTGTTTCCTTGTAAATTATTTATGTTATATGTTTTAATTATTTGTAAATTAGTGTAAAATATTGTACTGGGCGACGCCCATGAAAACGTTCCGGAGGCGCTGGTGCGTCGTCGTGATTCCACGGAAAAACCAAACACCCGTATCTCGTTATGGTTTACAGGCATTGTATAAGGCTTAGCATTGCCTTTGCATTTGTACTGCTTACGAGATCCACAATGTTACCTTTCTCGGGTAGATCTTATTTAGGATCAGTGGTTGTTGAACCCCACAAACAAAATGTGAATAGGCTGTTGCATTGATGCTTGCTTCAGACCCTTATCAAACAAATCGCATTTCTCAATTTCTTACTTTTATTAAAGAGCTCCATGTCTCTAAATACATGGGACAATTATTCTCACATTTCTTTGGCATCTATACTACTCGATGTCGTGAAACACCTTCAGAAGAAATGTTTGAATATACACCTCAGAGCGGCGCACTTGGTACTATCCAAGAAGTTGGCGTTGCAGATTTGACTGCAGAAATCACAAATTTCCAAGAACAAGACGCCGGTTATACTACTGTAATCGGCGCAGGAAGTGATCCTACCATGAATTTAGTAAATAATGCTGATTCACAATTAGGATCATTTCTTGGGAGACCGACTAGGATTGCAGATTTCTCCTGGTCCATGGGTCAACCTCTTTTTCAGAGATTTAACCCTTGGCAATTATTTCTCAATGATCCACGTGTTGCTGAGAAAATTGCCAATTTTGAACTTTACAGGAGTAAATTACATGTTAAGATGGTTATTTCAGGTACTGGATTTCATTACGGTCGTGCTTTGGTTTCTTATAATCCTTATTCAGGATTTGATCAAGTAACAGTGCAGAGAGATTTTCTGCAAGCGGATTTGGTGGGAGCTTCCCAGAAACCACACTTCTTTTTGAATCCGACTAATAATATGGGAGGTCAATTAGACTTACCTTTCTTTTGGCATGACAATTACCTGTCTCTCAGTAACAATGATCGTAATTCACTTGGTGAGATATTCATCAAGTCTTTTACCAATCTTCAACATGCCAATGGGGGTAATGATCCAGTTACTATTACTGTATATGCCTGGGCATCTGATGTTGTATTAACTATGCCGACGTCTTCTACCACATTGACTGCTGCCAATTATACACCTCAGTCAGGTAAATTAAATTCAGACGATGAATATGGAAAGGGAATTATATCTGCACCTGCTTCCGCGGTAGCTCAGGCCGCTGGGGCACTAACTTCTGTACCTCTTATTGCTCCGTATGCACGAGCAACAGAAATGGTTGCTAAAGGTGTAGGGTCTTTAGCTACACATTGGGGATATTCACGTCCTCCAATTGTTACAGATATTGTGCAACAAAAACCTTTACCTGCTGGCAATCTTGCCAATACAGATGCAGCTGATGCTGTCATGAAGCTTTCACTTGATTCGAAACAGGAATTAACCATTGATTCACGGACTGTTGGTTTGGATGGAGAGGATCAAATGGACATTACAAGATTCTGTCAACGGGAATCATATTTAACTACTTTTCAGATGAACCCTTCTCAAACTCCAGATACCATGTTATGGAATTGTAGGGTCACACCCATTCTTTGTCGAGTAGATGGAAATGAATTTCACCCTACACCCATGGCCTATATGTCAGTACCTTTTGAAAATTGGCAGGGATCCATTAAATATAGATTCCAAATCGTTAAATCTAATTTCCATAAGGGAAAGATTTTGATTCGCTGGGACCCTAATGCAAATGGACCTAACATTCAATATAACACGGTTTATAGTCGTGTAATTGATATTGCGGAATGTGATGATTTCGAAGTTATTGTCGGTTGGGGTCAAGCTGCACCATTTTTGAATACTTCCAGTATTGCAAATACACCAGGAATATACAGTGCTGGAGTTCGGTTTTTAAAGGATAATGGTGAACGCTATAATGGTGTATTGGAAGTTGCCGTGGTTAACAATCTTGTGTCTCCTTCTGTAGATTCGCTCATTAATTTTAATGTATTTGTTTCAGCATGTGAAGACATTAAGTTTGGACAACCAAGTCCTGGGGAAATGAAAACTCTTAGTATTTTTCCCACTCCCACTTTTACACCACAGTCAGGAGTATTGGATCCCACTCCAATGACTGAAGTTACTGGAGGGGCAACGGATGCACCATCGAATCCTGGTGAAATTCGACCTATTGCTTCTCAATGTGCTATTGCTGATCAGACTATGAATGCCTTTTTTGGAGAATCGCCTAAGACAATTCGAGAATTGCTTCGTAGGTATGTCCTTCATCGGACGGATGTGGCACTTGGCCCATCAGGCACTAACAATGTGAAGTTCTATAGTATTCGAGACAAAGGCCTCGGATATTGGAATGGATGGGATCCTTTTGGAATTGACACGGAGAATGGTGAGCCTTGTAATATTGTCATTCCAACTTTTGCCACCTGGTTTGCTCCCTGTTATGCAGGTTGGAGAGGTGGTACTAGATCTAAATACACCTTCACTGGTAACACAGGTTCAAAGCCTAATGTTACTAGGATTGGTTATAGCACTGCTTCACGAATACAGGAATCAGAGTTTAACCTTACTGATGCTGCACAAGCTTCCAAACGTTTGACTTTTGGAACTGGACAATTTACTTCCGGTGGTGCAGCGTCAACAAATGCTGGAATTAATGACACAGTTGAAGTTGAAATTCCATATTATAATGGTGTGCGTTTTACATCATCAAGACTCCCACAGGGAGATTTTTGTAATGGAGCGCATTCTGCACAAGTACAGATTGTCTTGAATGACTTGACGGGTGAAACAGACCCAATAGCATCAGGAGCAGTCATTCGCTCGTGGAAATCAGTTGGAGAAGATTTCACTTTCTTCTTCTTTACTGGCTGCCCAATTCTCTACCGAAATGAGATTACACCGGCAGTATAGGGGCGCCTTTTATTTATACGCAATTAAAGAGTTTCGGTACTCTAAAAACCGATTCGGACCTAATCTGAGGCCCCTATAAAATTCAGATTATTACCCAAGTAGTGGCCTACTTGGGCGGCATGTATTTCTACATGTCGTTGTCGGAGGGAACGCCCCCTAATAGCAAGTTAATATTATATATTATCATTAGTTTTTGCTGTTCGGGGTTGGACCCCTTACAGATTTTTATTATGGTCATTATTTATTAATATTGCACCGACAGATGTTCTTAAAGGCGCTGTGAAACTAATCACAGCTAAATAACCTGAGGATTTATTTCGGTCATTTACGCA